GTGCAGGACATCGGCCCACGGCCAAGCCGGCCTCGCGGCGCCTTCGAAAACCCCTTGTTTTCAAGGCCCCAACGCAGATCACCGCAGGACATCTCGGATCACCGCACTTCCTGCAGATACTCGTGTCCCATAACAGCGGAACCGGACCTCGACACCGACAAGCTCGACGACGCGGCGCTGGCGATCCTCAGCCTGACACTGCATGACGGCAATCGCGTCTGGAAAGGGATCGACTGGTCGATCACCGACCGGCTGCACGCCAAGGGGCTGATCCACGATCCCATCGGCAAGGCGAAATCGCTCGCCCTGACGGAAGATGGACTGGCGCGAGCGGAGGTGGCTCTCGCCAAGTTGTTCGTGAAGCCGCAGTCGAAGAATCCAGCAAGGTCCGAACCATGAAATCGACCGATGAAGACCGCGTCGCGGCGCGTCTGGCCAAACTGATGGCGATGATCTGTGTGCGCAACACGGGGATCGAGAAACTGCACGCCGGGACCGTCCCGGTCAGCCACACGGGTGACTATTCGGACGTGTTCATCACCGATGCCGACGGCCGCCAGATTCCATGGCCTGATGCTTCACATCTCGACGACGACCAGATGCGAAGCCTGATGCGACAGATCGTCGACCGGCTCTACACCTTTCACCTCAAGGCGGACGATCCGGGGTTTCGAGACCACCTCGACCGTTGGCTTGCCGTCGCCGAACGATGGGACGAACCGAAGCTAGATGAGGCATTCCTTGCGACCATCTCCCGCGGGGAAGCCAAACTGCCGAGATAGCCATTTGCGGTCAGGTCAGGCTTCGCCGGATGGTCGCCGGATCCCATTATGCAACGGGTTCCACAACGGCCGAGTGCTTCGTGACAATGTCCTGAATTTCCGCGGGCTTGAACGCGACATCCCATGCCCAGTGGCCGAAGCCGCCCGCCGCGTTGACCGCCTTCACCCACTCGTTCAACGCGTCCCGCTTGGCCTTGTTCTGGGGGCTGTCGGTGCCCTTGATCTCAAGCGCCAGAATGGTGCCGCTGGCAAGGCGCACGAGGAAGTCCGGAACATATCGGCGCCGTGAACCGGCCCACATGTAGTAGATCTGGAACCCGAGGTGATCGTTCTTGGCATAGGCGATGACGTCTTCGCGCTTCTCGAAGATGTTCGCTGCATGTCCCTCCCAGGACGAATCCCCGACCAGGTGGCTGATATGCGACTTGACGGTCGGAAAGCACGGCTTGGTGGTGTACCAGGTCCGCATCTGGCCGGTGGCGCCGATCGGGTTTTCCTCGTCGAACACCGGCGTCAGGCGCTCCGTGTTCTGCTCGGTCACGTTGCCCAGCACATGCTGAACGACAAGGTCGATGTTGAGTGCGATCAGAATCCGCCGCCGAAGCGGGTCGGAGTGGAACAGCGACGGGATGTCGAGGCTGTCGGAGTTGAGGAACGCCTCGACGATCCTGACCAGCTGCGCCGCCAGATACTCGTGGCTACCCGAAAAACCGTGGCTGAGTTCGGCGAAGGCCTTCCGTGCTGCCTGAAAAACAAGACGTTGCAGACGGAAGCCGTCTGGCAGCTTCTCGAGGTCAATCGCTGTCACCTTGCCCATGTCGGTCGCGCCGCCGAGCGCCGGAGCCAGTTCCGCGCTGATCGGCGTGCTGGCGGGGTCGAGCACGAGCGGTGTCACCTTACCCCAGTCCATGGCAAGTTGCGGTCTCACGACCGTTTCGACCCGCAGCACGTTCGGCCAGCGAAGCTCTAGGTTGGCCCGCTCGGGCACGACTTCGATCTGGGTGGTCGGCTTCGGAGGCGGCGGAGCTTCCCCGCCTTCGCCTGTTTCCGAAATGGAAAGCGGCACACCGAAGACGTTGACGTATTCGGGCAGGAACAGGCCATTCTCGTCCGTGTCGTAGGACACCCGACGCAATCCTCGCCCGACGACCTGTTCGCAGAGTAGCTGGGATGTGAAGGCGCGGAGACCCATGATGTGCGTGACGTTCTTGGCGTCCCATCCCTCAGACAGCATCGCGACCGATATGACGTTCTGCAGGTCTTGTCCGGCCGCTCCCCGCTTCCCGACATTGTCCACGATCTCGCGCAGCAGTTCTTCCTTCTTCAGGGCGCGGAACTGCTGGCGGCGGGTCTCGGGGATGGTCGCGGCGTCGATGATTGCCTTCAGTCGCGCCTCGTAATCCTTGTCGGAGGTCGCGGTCTCGCCGATCTCGGCCTTCTCCAGCACCTTGGAATCGACCCGGAGCGTTCGGGTCGGTGCGTGCAACTCGGGCCAGTGCGCATCGCCCTTGTTGAAATAGGTCTCGATGCGGGCTGCGGTTTCGGTGCGGTTGCAGACCGTCAGCATGACCGGCGGGGAATGATGCCCGGCCTCCTGCCATTGCGCCCGAGTTTCCCGCCAGTCGGCACCGAGCAACGTATACGCGTCCTGGACCAGCTTCGGCAGCGCCTCATGCGCTTCGGCCTTGCGGTTCAGGTCTTCGGAAACGGTCGGGTCGCGGTAGATGTGGTAGAGCTTCGAACGCAGCGTCTTCGCATCCGGAACCGCATCGTCGCGGACGACCACGCGCGGTGTCTTCACCAGCCCGGCCTCGATAGCGTCGTTCAGGCCGAAATCCGAGATGATCCAGTCGAACAGCGCCGTATCGGTGCTCTTCTTGCCGGTCGGCGCGAAAGGCGTGGCCGAGAGGTCGAAACAACGCTGGATGCGCCGGGTTTTGTGGATGCGGTCGAGGCCTTCGATCCAGCGCGTCGCTTCATCCAGGTCGATGCCATGCTCCTCGGCATGCTTCTTGCTGATCTTCACCTCGGGCGGTTTGCGATAGGCGTGGTGCGCCTCGTCGTTGATGACGATGATATCCCTGTGCGCCGCCAGCTTGCCCAGCACGCGCCGGGTGAAGGCCTCGTCTGACTCGCGCCCTTTCTTCACCACGGATCGCTCCGCTTCCTTCAGCGGCATCAGCGTGTGCCAGTTCTCGATCAGCACCTCCGCCTGGTTCAGCTTCTGGCGCAAAGCCTCGGACGGGCAAAGGTTGAACTCGTCGTAATAGCTGCCCTCGCTGGGCAGCAGCACCTGCAGCCGTTCCTTCACGGTCAGGCCAGGGGCCACGATGAACACAGCGCGGCTGAAATCCTTGTTCCGCTTTGGATAGGTCAGTGCGTTCAGAACCTGCCAGGTGATGATCATCGCCATCACCGTGGTCTTGCCCGCGCCCGTGGCCATCTTGTTGCAGAGCCGCTCCCACACGCCGCCATCGCCGGGGATCGCGATGCCCTGCTTGTAGGCTTCGGCACCTTCGACCCACCAGATCAGCGTCTCGATGGCCTCGAGCTGGCAGAAATAGAATGGATGCTGCCGCGCCTCGCGGTCGTGCCAGTGCTCCAGGAGCTTGCGGGTGACGATGGTCACGCCGGGCCAACCGTCGTCGCGCCACTGATCCACGCGGGTGCGGATCGTGTTCACCAGATCCAGCACCTCGGTGCGCTTGGTGTTGTTGCGCGCGTCAAAGACCTCGTAGCTCGCTGGGCGTCGCTCAGGCTTGATCTCCAGCTTGCCGCCCTTGGCCTGGACCCAGTGCTGGCCTGGGCAGACGAAGGGCGAATTGATGATGAGGGACATGGGCTTATCCCTCCAGCGACATGATCTTGAGCGACTCGATCCCCCGATCATCGACGATCTTGACCGCGATCCGGCGGTTCTCTCCCGCCTCAAAGGGCAGCGAGACGGTGCCGTGGAACTGCTCCAGCAGGTCCTCGTCCAGCTCTGCCCTCACGGTCTTGCGCAGCCGGTTCCAGCCGCCCTTGGCATCCGCCATCGGGAAGAACACCTGATGCGGCATCAGCGAGCGGTTGTCGTAATCTACATCGAGCGACCACATGGCGATCTGCTTGGTGCCGCCCGAGACCAGATCGCCCTTGCGCGGATCGAAATAGTCAAAGCCGTTGACCTGAACTTCCCACAGCCCGTCCTTGCGCTTGCGCAGGTCCACATCGGGTTGGCCCATCAGCCAGAAGGACTGGTTGGAACTGCGGCCCTTCTTCAGATCCTCGGTCAGCAGGTCGGTGTTCATCTGCGCCTTGAGCAGCGTGACGCCCGGCCAGTTCACCTCGTCGATGTCCTTCGCGGCCTCCGGATCGAAGGTGAAGGCGCAGAACAGGATGAATTTGGGCGACGGGCGCAGGGTCTCAGCCTCGGTCAGTGCCAGTTCCACCTGCCGCTGCTCCAGCGCCGCGTGTTCGGGGCCAAAGCTGACGACGACGCGCTCGCCCGTCTCGGCCAGCGATCCGCTGGCATGGATGTGCTTCAGCCCCGGCAATGTCTCGAACTCGGCGAAACGGAGCATGGCACTGCCCTTGCCGCGCACGCCGGTTTTCAGGAGTTCGTCGCGCCACAGCGCCTGGCGAGAGGTCTCGCCGGAGCGGGCGACGGTCTCGTTGGCCTCTTGCGGGGGCAGGCTGTCGTCCAGCGACAGGACGGTCGGCGCCGGCACCGCCTCGACCGAGAAGGGCCCGCAGATGCGCAGCTTGGATCGGTCGATGCGCGGCTTGTCGTAGAGCGTCTCCTGCTCGGCATGGTCGCTGATGCTCTGGTCCATGCGGCGCTGCATCGCCTGACGGACGGCGTGGAAGGCGTCGAAGGGCGCGCGGGCGGCATCGGGCCAGAGCGGGCGGTCATCCTTGTCGAGCGGCCAGTCGAAGGGAACCTCCCATTCGTGCAGGGTGTCGCCCTTGGCGAAGTCCACCGGCTTGCCCTTGCGCGCTCCTTGAGCAGGTTTGAGCGGCTTCGGCGGGGTCTTTGCCAGCGCGGCGTTGAGGTCGGCCAATGCCGCCGCGATCTTCGGGTGATCTTCCTCGTAAATCGTGTCGATGTCGGGGTTGTTGGCGATGGATTTCAGCGTGATGTGCGGCACGGTTTCATAGTCGAAACCGCCGCCCAGCCCCTCGTGCGGATAGCGCAGGGCGTAGTAGTCGAAGCTGGCGGTCATCAGCCGCTGCTTGGCCAGCGTGATCGCCACGCGGGACGTGTCGCAGGTGATCCAGCGCCGCCCCCATTTCTCGGCAACGAAAGCGGTGGTGCCGGAGCCGCAGGTCGGATCGAGCACAAGATCGCCGGGATCGGTAGTCAGCAGCAAGCACCGCTCAATGATCGAGGCGCTTGTTTGAACGACGTAGATGATCCCCGCTGCACCAGCGACATCCGACCATATATTGGAGATCGGAAATGCAGCGAAGTCTTCAATGAATCGTACGTATGCGATTGTCGTTTTACGTGCACCAACCCTGTTGGCTCTGCGAAGGCGCTCGAGACCATCGTAGCTAGTTTTCCAGTTGGAGGTTTCGCCTGAGTGATACTTCTTGCCCTCGAAAGACCATTCCCCCGTCGTGTTCGCCCTGACACCGCTGGAGATCAGGCTGGTGAGCTGAAAAACACGTCCTTCTGGAATTTCCTGCTCACCCCTCTTTTGCTTTGCGTTCAGACTGGCGCGCGATCCGTCTTGAAGCTGGATTCTATCGTAACGCTGCCCACTTCCGTGCCCAACGCCCACTTCTTTGCTGCGGTAAATTTGGTGGTATTTGACCTTTGAAATGTCCTTAGCGTACCAAATGACGTAGTCGGCAACATTTGGAATCATTTCGGTTTCTTGCCCGCCAGTCTTTTGAACCGTGATTATTGAAACCCGGTTTTTGGCGCCAAATATCTCATCAAGCAAATCGGTGCACAGGTTTAGGTTCTCGTCCCCAATCTGCACGAACACCGACCCGCTCTCGGTCAAGAGTTCCCTTGCCAGCACCAGACGATCGCGCAGATAGGTGAGGTAGGAGTGGATGCCGAGTTCCCAAGTGTCCCGGAACGCCTTGATCATCTCGGGTTCCTGGGTGAGGTCGTTGTCCGAACGGTCCTTCACGTCGCGCTTGTTCGTGAAGGGCTGGAAGTTCGACCCGTATTTGATGCCATAGGGCGGGTCGATGTAGATCATCTGAACCTTGCCGCCCATGCTTTCCTTGGTCAGCAGCGAATTCATCACCAGCAGGCTGTCGCCCGCCACCAGCCGGTTCGACCAGCCCTTTTCGTGGTGGTAGAAATCCAGCGCCTGGCGCAGCGGCAGGTTCTCGAACGGCGCCGCGAACAGGTCCGGCTGCCGCCACTGCGTCGCCGCATCCTTCCCCTTCAGCCGCTTCGCCGCATTGGCAAGGATCGTCGCCGGGTCCACCCGTTCATGGACATGGAGCGAGACGGTATCGACCTCGACGCTCAATCGTTCCGCTTTGCCAGTCCAGTTGAGATAGGGTGCCTGCAGCCGCTTCAGTTCCTGCAGCGCGTCCTTCATCCGCTCGGGATCGCCCGAGGCCAGGGCATCGTCGATCAACTTCTCGATCCCCGCCCGCGCGCTGTCAAAGTTCAGCACCGGATCGAGATGCGGATCATAGGCCCAGACCGTCTTCTCGCCATCCGGATCGGTGTCGGCATGGACCATGCCCACCTCGGGGTTGTTCACCCGCGTCTCGCCGTGACGGTAGGACAGCACCTGCACCGGCCCGTCCGGCCTGCGCGCGGCCTTCTTCCCGGCCTTGGCCCGTCGTTGGCGCGGCGCGGCCTCTTCGGTGTGGGTCAGTTCGAACCCATCGTCCTCGTCGCCCTCATCCTCGTCCAGGTCGTCATCCTCATCGCCCGGATCGTCGGTAACGCGGAAGATCGACCCGCCACGTCCCTTGCCACGCCCCAGCACGCCCTCATCGATCAGCGCATCGCGCGCGGCGATGTAGTCGTCCTCGGCCAGGTCCGGCATGTGCTCGCGCAGCAGCGCCAGCATGGCTCCATTGCCGATGGTGGAACCGTCTTCGGGTGACAGGGTCAGGATCAGATCGGAAATGTCGGACATGCGGCGCAGAAACTCACGAAAAGGTCTTGTTTTAAATTACCTATCGCGCCGATTGCCATTTTGCACGCGGGAATCAGTTAACGTCGGACCAGAGCCTGTGCTGCTCTTTCCAGTTGGCTGGGAACGGGTCCATCAAATTGGCGAGTGTAATATTCGCGGGCTGATGGCCGTCGATCACGGCATCGACCAGTTCCGGGGAAAGGAGCGACAACCGCATCAGCCGCGCCATGTAGGTGAAGGCGATCCCTTCCTTCTCGGCCAGTTCGGAAATCGACGCGAACTCGCCCGACTCCAGCATCCGCTTCCAGCGGAACGCGCGTGCCAGTGCCTTGACCAGCGTGTTGTCCGGCTCCCGCGCCTGTTCGACGCCCTCCGGCAGCACCATCTCCCGCCGCCCGCCGCGCTTCACGACGCGGAACGGGACATGGATGGTGACGGTCTCCGGGACTGGTGTGGGCCGGGTCATGCTTCGGCTCCTGCATCGACGGTGATTTCGCGCGCCAGTGCCGCCAGCCCGTCCATGCGCAGGCGGAGGTTGAGCCCGCTGACGCCGATCTCGACCCGTTCGACCAACAGCGCCACGATGCGAGCCTGCTCGGCCGGAAAGAGTTCGTCCCACAGTGGATCGAGCTTATGGAGGGCCGCGCGTGTGTCGGCCTCGGAGATGTCGTCAGCGTGGGCACGCGCCGCCTTCCAGGTTCCTGCAACAATCTCTGGCTGGCGGAACACGGCACGGAGTTGGTCGATGACGGCGGCCTCGATCTCGCCCGCAGGCACGCGGCCGATAGGACACACCCCCGCGCCGTGCTTCAGCACCGTCTGGCTGACGTAGTAGCGGTAGAGTTTGCCGCCCTTGCGCGTGTGCGTCGGCGAGAACGCCGCGCCATCGGGACCGAACAGCAGCCCCTTCAGCAACGCGGGCGTGTCGGCGCGCGTCCTTGCCGCGCGCTTGCGGGGGCTTTCCTGCAGGCTGGCGTGAACCTTGTCCCAAGTCTCGCGGTCGATGATCGCGTCGTGTTCGCCGGGATAGCTGTCGCCCTTGTGGACCGACTCGCCAAGGTATGCCCGGTTCGAAAGCATCCGGTAGAGATACTTCTTGTCGATCCGGTTGCCACGAGGCGTCCCGAGCCCCCGTGCGTCGACCTCGCGGGCCAGCACCGTGCAGGAGCCGATCTCGATGAAGCGGGCGAAGATCCAGCGCACATGCGCGGCGGTGTCCGCGTCGACCAACAGCTTCCGGTTTTCCACCCGGTAGCCGAAGGGCGGCACCCCACCCATCCACATCCCCTTCTTCCGGCTGGCGGCGACCTTGTCGCGAATCCGCTCGGCAGTCACCTCCCGCTCGAACTGGGCGAACGAGAGCAGGATGTTCAGCGTCAGTCGGCCCATGGAAGTCGTCGTGTTGAAGGACTGCGTGACCGAGACGAACGTGACGCTGTTTCGGTCGAAAACCTCGACCAGCTTGGCGAAGTCGACCAGCGACCGGCTGAGACGGTCGATCTTGTAGACCACGACCACATCGACCAGCCCGTCCTCGATGTCGGCCATCAGTCGCTTCAGGCCGGGTCGTTCCAGCGTACCGCCGGAAATGCCGCCATCGTCATACTGGTCGCGGACCAGCACCCAGCCTTCGGACCGCTGGCTGGCGATGTAGGATTCGCAAGCCTCGCGCTGGGCGTGAAGGCTGTTGAACTCCTGCTCCAGCCCTTCCTCGGAGGATTTGCGGGTGTAGACCGCGCAACGCAGCTTGCGGACGACAGGTTTGTTCATGCCGTCCTCCGGTGGTTTTTCAGCCCGAAGAACACCCAGCCGTTCCAGCGGGTGCCGGTGATCGCCCGGGCGATGGCCGACAGCGACTGGTATGGCCGCCCCTGCCACTCGAAGCCACCTTGCGTCACCGTGACGATCTGTTCGACGCCCTGCCATTCGCGCAGCAGCCGGGTGCCGGTGATGGGGCGGTCGCGGTCGGCGCGGATGCGGCGCGTGGTGATGTTGCCGCCATCAAGCTGTTCGCCCAAGGCTTCCAAACGCTTGATAGTTTCTGGCTTCAGCCCGCCATAGGCCAATTCCTGGATGCGGTAGGCGAGGCGGCTTTCCAGGTAGCGGCGGTTGAAGGGCGGCGGCTCGGTTTCGAACAGGTCGCGCCACTGGGCCTTCAGGTCGGGCGTCGATGTAGTCTTGAGCGCGGCCAGGCGCGCGGGGATGGGATCGGGTTCGGTCATGCGGTTCTCCGGCGGTTTGCATCCGGACCAACGCTCTGTTCGGGCGGGAAGTGTAGCGAACTTTCTCCCGCCGTTTCGGATTGTTGCACGGTGTCCCGGCTGCGAAGCCGGATCAGGCCGAGCGCAAGGATCCGGCACAGTTCAGTGCGGCGCTCGGCTGCGGTCATCCGGTCCGGCGGCAAGGGGTTGGGGCGCTTCATGCCTGTTGCCGTGATTGGTGTCATCGTTACCAACCAAAAGCCACCCGGCGGCCCGACATGGGACAATGGCGGGCCGGGGCAGAAGAAATTCAATTGAAAGGCGAGTGATCCTGCATGATGCTGCGCTTGAGGCATCCTGGGCGCCAGCGGCATGAGGAAACGATGACCCCTGCATCGAAGCGTAGCCTGCAATCCCTTCAGAAGGTCATCGAGGACGCGCCACTTGAGGCTCTCAGCGAGTTCTTTTGTCAGAAAGACGAGAACTTCACCGCAATTGCCGCCGAAACCGCCGACCTGATGCAGGGCCTCGAAGAACGGGACACGGAGGAGGCCCGCCAGGCGATCGTTGCAGCCTTGTCCGAGTTGCGGACAGAGGTCTGCCTTCCTGTCGAGTTCGAGGCGCGGAGAGCGCTGGTTCTCGCGGAAGGAAAGGGTCCGTCGGCCCTGAAAGTGATCGCGGGGGAATTACTTTCAAACGAGGAGTACGAGGCCGTTTTCGCGCAACGCGGCGAATTGGCCGTCGCGCTGCGCGCGCATGCTCTTCATCGGCGTGTGTTCGATGATGCCGTGAGCTTCAGGAATGCACGGTTGTGGCGGGACGGCAAGCTTTACAGCGCTTTCGACGTTGACCTCGATCGCCCGAAGCCGCTCGAGGCGGCTTCAATACCAAGGGAGAAGCTCCTGCTGGCAATCCAGAAACGCCTGCAGCTGCCGGTGAACTGCGGCCTCAGCGTTGTCGATCTGCCCGCGTCGGAGACCTACAAATCCTCTGTTCTGGTGATCGTTCGCATCCCCAAGGACATTACCGGGATCGCCGAACACATGGACAACGGCGGCAGGCGACTGCGATTTCTGCGCCCGCAACAGGAAGTGCTGCTGATCTACACGCCCGCAGAGCAGCGGATCGAAATCTGCGCCGATACAGCGCCCGAGCGCGCACTCGTGTCGGAGTGCTTTGCGGCAGAGGTTCTGGAGCACAACGTCTCGCTGAAGCCTCTGACTTGGGTAAACTACGATCTTTCCCGGTTCTTTCAAACCCTTGCGCTCAATCCGCCCGCGGTCCCCGATTTTCTCGTGGACCGGACCGAACTTGTGGAAATCGAGGTGCGGCTCGCGCGATGGCAGCAGCGGCTTCGTCTTGCGGTTCCTTCTGGAGATGACATCGGAAAGGCGGCCGAGAGCTATTTGGCGCCCGGCCGCGTGCTGCAGCGCGCGTCGGGCATCTCTCGCGCAGTCATAGCCGTGCGCTATCGGAGAAAGGAAACCGATCCGCCGGCGGTCCTGGAGATCACGATCTCGGACCGCAATCGATGCAGTCTGCTCAGCAACCGCGATCCCGAGCTTCGCAGGCTAGGGCGGACGCTGCTCACCGAGTGGAAGATCCAGCACCCATTCAGGGATCTCAGCCGTGGCGAACTTGGCGATTTCTTGCCGCTGCTGATGGAACTGCATGACGACGGCGCGGAGACAGTCGGCACAACCTTCTTTGCGGAAAGGAACTGTGATCCCGACCGGCTGGTCGAGGCCAAACTGATCGTGCGCAAGGGCGTTGAAGACGTCATCATCGAAAATGACGACGAAGAGCTGCCGCCCGCGAAAGACCGCATACGTTACGCGATCAGCACCGAGTGGCTGGAACAGCGGATTGTCGAGGCTTTGCAGGGGGTCCTGTCGATACAAGGCAAGCAGAAGGTCGCGCCGAACCTCTTCTTCATTGGTGGCCTGTCGATCGATGAGAGGCAGGTGCCTTGCTACCTGGCGCGCGGACTGGGCGACAAGAAGCGCTTCATTGATGTCGAAGCCCTTCTGCGGGCGCGTGCCGGCGTGGGGCCCGGAATCGTGTTTTGCGGCAAGGATCCCGGCTGGAAGTGCATCGCCGCGAACGTCATCATGACCCTTCCACGGGCCTCCGATGGCTCGGCCGGCTTTGCCAGCCTCGATAGATGCTTCGTCGAGACTTTCTTCCGTTCCAACCTCGGACTTGCGCTCGGCGGCTCCACCCTGACCCTCGTCGAAAACGCGGATGGAGAGTCAGGAACGCTGCACGTGCCCGGAAAGCCGGAGTTGCCTTTATTCAGCGAACAGCAGGTCCGCTGTTTCCGGCTGCTGGTGGACGCGAAGAAGAAGGGTCTACCCGGGGTGAAGACCCGCGATCTCATCGCCGGGTCGAAGTCCACCGGCATCCAGCAGATGCTTGGAAAAAAGCGGTGGCCGGTCTTCCAAGGCTACATCGAGGACCTCGGTCAGTCTTGGTGGGGGTTGAAGACAAGCTGATTTCTTCTCGGCCCATCCCGAGCGTCCAATCGACTCGTCGATGAACTGTCGATGATTGGGGGGTTAGACGGTCGATGATTCTGTTGGCCAATGGGAGTGCTCCATCGATCAGAGGAGCATCCCGATGCCGACTCCCTTCCCCTCGCGCCAGGCCGCCCCGTTGGGCTGGTCCACCAGCGCGAAACCCAAGCCCACCAACCTGAACCCGGACTGGCGCTGCACGCGCTGCGACAAGCTCTTGGGCGTCTGCCGGGACGGCCGCATGCATCTGCGATTTGCGCGGGGGCACGAGTATCTGGTGGGCTTCCCGGTCCAGGCAACCTGCCGCGGCTGCGGCACGCTGAACCACGCGACCGCCCCCGCGCGCTGAGGCGCGTACTCCCTCAACCCCCTGAAATCGCAGAGACGCGCGACGTCCTGACCTGGCCACGAGAAGGCGCTGGACGCCTGGCCGCAAGGCAGGCGTCCAATGTCTTTTGCATGGCACGAGATCCGTGATCACCTCATGCAGTCTTCTTCCACCCTCAGCTTCCAGCGCAGTTTCGACGCCGTCCGACGTGCGCGAGCTCCCCTCACAGCTTTCAGGGATCCGGCCACCCTGCTGGACGGGCTGCATCGCAGCTCGGGCAATCCCAACGGAAAGAACCTGATCCTCGCCGGTCTGGTCCGCGCAGCCCATACCGATGGGCAAACGGGCGATTGCGCCCTCACCCTGATCCTGCTTGCCCTCTGGCCCGGCCTCGACGCCATTCGGCGCCGGTGCGTCTGGCGCAAGATCGGCCCGGCCGAGGATATTGCTGCCGACATCCTTGGCCGCACGGTCGAGACTATCCGTGGCCTCGACTTGCAGCGGGTCAATTGGATCGCGGCGACCGTCCTGCGCAACGTCGAACGCGACGTGCTTCGCGCCCATGTGCGGGAAGACAGCCGCCAGCGGCAGCATGGCGACACCGATCCCGACGAGATCGCGAACGACGATGCATCCGGCGAAGCGGAGATCGGAGAGGCCGAGCTTATCCGCGACATGCAGGCGCTGGTCGGCCCGGATCTGACGCTGGTGATCCGGGTGGCGATCGAGGGCTTCTCGCAGGCCGAGGTCGCCATAGAACTGGGTCTGTCCGAGGCCGCCGCCCGCAAGCGCTATCAGCGCGCCCTGCGCAAGCTGCAGGGCGCCCTCGCGGAAATCCCCTGAGCCGATGTCCCGATCCGGCCCCGCCGGTGGCTTTTCCCATTCGAGCGCCGCCGAGCGCCTCAACTCCAACCGAAAGCAGACACGCATGAACCGTACTGCCGCTCTGTCGCTCGAGGATTTCAGGCGGCTCCCTGGCCTCTACCGGCGCTGGGAACTGACCGAGGTCTGCGAGCCCAACCGCAACTACCAGATCGAGGATGCCGGCACCCATGCCGACGGCACGCCGCTCCTGGCGATCTACGTCAGCGCGCCCACGCCCGACGCCCGCGAGGCCGCCTGATGGGCCGCCTCGCCCGCCTCATCCCCTGGAGAACAGCCATGCTGGACCGGCCGGACGACATCACCCGTCTTCGCAAGGCGCACGACGCCCTCGAGGACCTCCCCGAAACCATCGCCGTTCCACGCCACCCGGGCGAACTTCCGGGTGAACCGCTGCCGATCATGGAGGCGACCCTCGACGATATCGCCTTCGCGATCGTCGCGGCGGAGCGGGAAAGCTCGGTCGCCTGCCGCCGTGCCATCGCGCTCTGCCACCTCTACATGCTCGCCCGCGAGGCCGGATGCGTCGGCGCCGACCGCGTCGCCGCCCGCGTGCTGAAGCCGGTCGCCTGTCGCCGATGACGACGCTTTCGCCCTCATCGAAGCCGATCTGGCTCACCACAGCCGAACTGGCCGAACGCTGGCGCCTGAGCGCGCGGACCCTCGAGCGTTGGCGCGCAGAGCCCCGGGGTCCGGCCTGGCACGCAGTCGGCGGCCATGTGCTCTACCGGCTGGAGGATGTCCTGGCCCACGAGGCCAGCTGCCGGCGCACCGGCGGCTGAGGCCATGGCGCGGGCTCCCGGCGCCGGCCCCGCGCAGGACACCGGTCCGCGCAAAAGGGTCGCCGGCAGCGGCCGCATCGGCACCGGACATCCCACCTTCGCCGCATCGGCGGCCCGCCTCCTCGACAACGGCTTTGAACCTTTGCCGATCAGGTCGGCGGAAAAGATTCCCGCCGTCAGCCGCTGGAGCACGATCCCCATCGACGCAGATCAGCTGCAGCGCTGGTCCGGTCCGTTCGGACAATGCGGGATCGGATTGCGCACCGGCCGTCTGGTCGGCATCGATATCGATGTCCTCGATCCCGACCTCGCCCATCAGATCGCTGCACGCGCGATGACGCACTTCGGCTCGACGCTGATGCGCGTCGGTCTATGGCCGAAGCGGCTTTTGCTCTTCCGGACAGAGACGCCCTTCCCGAAGATGAAAATCCCCCGGATCGAGATTCTGGGCGCCGGCCAGCAGTTCGTTGCGTTCGGGATCCATCCGGTCACCGGGCAGCCCTACCAATGGCCCACGGGCGAGACGCCGCTCGACGTGCCTATCGACGATCTGCCGCTGGCGGATGGCGAGTCCTGCACTGCCTTCCTGGCCGAAGCGGCATCCCTGATCGGCCAGGTTGCCGACGAACGGCGCCTTCCGCGCGAACGGCTCGCGGCCGGCGCCTTCCGGAACGGACCCAGGCGTCACGCCGATGGTCTCGTGGTCGATGGCCGGGACGGTTGGCTGTCGACGATCGCGTTCCATACGGTCCAGGACGCGACGGAGACCGGCGAACCGCTCGATCCCCAGCACCTGGCCGAGCGGGTCTGGGCGCGGTTCCTGGCGACGACCGATCTGGCCCGAAACCGGAAGGACGGGCTTGCGGCCTGGTCGCCTGCGGATGCTGCGCGCAAGGTCCGGGACAAGCTGGCCTTGCAGGCGACGGGACGGCTCCCCGAGCGGCGCATGCCGTATCTGCAGCCGGAGGATCCAGGTGATCTCCTTCCGGCCGACGTCGCGCGCGCCCGTTTGACGGACGCCATCGGCGCGACCTTGAAGAACGCTTCAAACTGGTGGTCCGGAGATCGTGACACTGCGGCGCCGGTGGTGGGCATCCGGGCGACCGTGGGACTCGGCAAGAGCGCGATTGCACGCGACCGGATTGCGGATTGGCAGCGGAGGATGGCGGCGCAGGGTCTGCCGCATCGCGTGCTCGTTCTCACCCCGTCCCACAGGCTGGCCGAGGAGGCAGCGGCGGCCTGGGCCGCGAAGGTCGACGGACCGGTGGCGGTGCTGCGCGGTTACGAGGCGCGCGATCCGGTCACGGGCGGGCCGATGTGCCATGATCCTCAGATGGTGAAGTTTGCGCTTCGCGAAGGTCTGCGCGTCGGAAAGTCGGTCTGCCGAGCTTCGTCGACCTGGCAGTGCCCGCATTACCAGGGCTGCGCAAAACAGCAAAACAGGAAGGACGTCGCCGCGGCCAAGGTCGTTCTCGCGCCCTATGACGTGCTTTTCAGCGGCCTCGGCGCTGGTCCGGAACCGTTCGGACTGCTGGTGATTGATGAAGGTTGCTGGCAACGGTCAACATGTTCATTGAACGGTCCACCGATCGAACTGCTCGGCAGCGTCGGCCTCTCGGCCGGGCTCTCCGTCGATGATCCGGCCGCCGCCGCCGCAATGGCCGATCTCGCCGAACTGCGCGCCAAGGCCAAAGAGGCCCTGACCAGCAATGGTCCGGGACGGGTCTTGGGATCCGTGCTTCGCGATGCCGGGTTGACGGCGGAAGCGTGCGCTGTTGCCGCCGGACTCGAAGAGCGGTGCAGGCGCGATTCCGAAATCTATCCCGGCATGAAGCGTTCGGCACGAACCGCCGCCATTGCCACGGTCAAACGCAACGAGACGGCGCGTCGGCTGGCGGCGATCTGGCGAGAAATGGCGCATATCATCGGCGGCAGTGGCGGGACGTCCGGGCTTTTGCGTGTCGCCCGGCCGCATGCGGAGACCGGACAACAGCGGCTGGTCCTTCACAGACATCCTTGCCTGCACGACAGTCTCGCCGGGCTGCCGATCCTGCATCTCGATGCCACGCTGCGTCCCGAGCTGGCCGGGACCATCCTGCCGCGACTAGAGGTGATCCGCATCGACGCCGCCCAGCCGCATCAGCATCTCACGCTTGTGGTGGGGCGTTTCGGCAAGACCACGCTTTGCCCCACAGCCGACCTGCCGGAAGACGAGCGGTGCCGCCGCCAGAACCGGCTGCGCGAAGTGGTCGACTATGTCCGATGGCAGGCGCGGCGGGTCGGATCGCGCGGGGTTCTGGTCGTGACCCACCAGATCATCGAGCCAGCCTTCGCCGGGATCGGGCATGTCGTCACGGCGCACTTCAACGCCATCGCCGGCCTTGATCAATACCGCGACGTGGGCCTGCTGATCGTGGTGGGACGGCCCTTGCCGTCGAGCGCGGCACTGACACCCATCGGCGCCAGCCTCTTCCACGATCTTGTCGAGGGCAGGTACCGGCCCGACCTGCGTGCCGTCCGGATGCGGACCGGCAAATCCGCTGTCGTGCGGGTGGCCAGGCATGAGAGCGAACAGGCTGACCTCTTGCGCGCGGCAATCTGCGATGACGAACTGATCCAGGCGATCGGGCGCGGCCGTGGCGTGAACCGGACAGCGGACGAGCCGTTCGAGGTCCACCTGCTTGCGGATGTGGCCTTGCCGCTGATCCACGATCATGTCGTGCCCTGGGAAGCGGTTGTGCCGGACCCCGTGCAACGCATGCTTCTGGCGGGGGTGGCGGTCGACAGTCCGGCAGATGCGGCGACACTGCATCCGGATTTGTTCGGCAACGGCAAGCAAGCGCAGAAGCTTCTGGAGCGTTCGGGATTTGAGCGACAAAACCCTATGAGTAATACCTATAGGGAAATGTCGCTCAAATGCGCGCGCTACCGCAGAAGCGGCCGAGGCCGATCCTGGCAACTGGCATGGTGGCTCGACGGCGATACCGAGATCGTGCGGACCAGGCTGCAAACCGTGCTCGGCAAGCTGGACGGCTGGGAACCTGTCGCCTGATCTGCATCCCCAGGCTGTCGGCTCCTGCGCGGACGTGCGCAGTAATGTCGGAAAATGTCGTAATTACAATGAATTAAAGCCCGTGTTATCCTCCACAAAACCCCCGCACAATTCGGGGGTGGGAGGAAACCACATGGACGGCGACAGGGCGCGGGACGACGGCAAGACAGGGCAGCGCGAAGAGACCGCGGGCCTCACCATCAGCTATCGCCCGATCGGCGAGCTGATTCCCTACGCCCGCAATGCCCGCACCCATTCCGAGGCGCAGGTGGCGCTGATCGCCGGCTCGATCCGCGCGTACGGCTTCACCAATCCGGTGCTCGTGGATGGCGCAAACGGCATCATCGCCGGCCACGGAAGGGTGATGGCAGCGCGAAAGCTTGGCCTCGCGTCGGTACCGGTCATCGAACTGGCGCATCTCAGCGAGACCCAGAAGCGGGCCTACATCCTCGCCGACAACCGGCTGGCCGAAGCGGCAGGCTGGGACAAGGAGATGCTGGCGCTGGAACTCGGCGACCTCAGCGGCCTCGGCGTCGACCTGACCGCGCTCGGCTTTGACCTCGGCGAACTGGACGCGCTTCTGCATGCCGGTACTCCCGACCCGCGCGAAGACGAGGTGCCGGAACCTCCCGTGGTGCCGGTCTCAAAGGCGGGTGATCTCTGGTGCCTTGGACCGCATCGGCTCCTCTGCGGCGATGCAACAACCGCGTCTGACGTCGAACGTCTCCTGAACGGGGTGACGCCGCATCTCATGGTATCGGATCCGCCCTATGGCGTGGCCTATGACCCGGACTGGCGCAACCGCGCCGGACTCTCGGAGACCCGGCGCACCGGCAAGGTCATGAACGACCATCGGGCCGACTGGCGCGAGGCCTGGGCGCTCTTTCCCGGCGATGTCGCCTATGTCTGGCACGGGGCGCTGCATGCCGCCACCGTGGCCGAGAGCCTGATTGCCACCGGCTTTGCCATCCGCAGCCAGATCATCTGGGCCAAGGAGCGGCTGGTGCTCTCCCGCGGCGACTACCACTGGCAGCACGAGCCTTGCTGGTATGCGGTCCGGACCAGGGGGCAGGGCCATTGGGCAGGCGACAGGAAGCAGACCACGCTCTGGTCGATCCCGAGTCGCGACCAGGATGCGAAGACCGTGCATGGCACCCAGAAGCCGGTCGAGTGCATGCGCCGACCGATGCTCAACAACTCCGCGCCGGGACAAGCGATCTATGAACCCTTCTCGGGATCGGGCACCTCGCTCATTGCCGCCGAGACCGTCGGCCGCGCCTGCCAGGCGATGGAGCTTGCCCCGGCCTATGTCGATGTGGCGGTGACGCGCTGGCAGACTTTCACCGGCGCGGCCGCCGTGCTGCAAGGCGACGGCCGGACCTTTGCCGAGCTGGCCATCGAACGCGGCGGGGAGCCGGCGTGATGGCGCAGTCCCGGCAAGCGTCCTTCACCGAGGCCCTGTCGAATGTGCTGGTGGGCTTTGCGCTGGCGCTTGCCACGCAGATGGCGCTCTATCCCGCCTTCGGCCTCCGCCTCGGCTTCTGGGAGAACCTCAAGATCGCGCTCAGCTTCACCTGCGTGTCGCTGGCGCGCAGCTATGCGGTCCGCAGGCTCTTCAATGCGCTTGGCGAGGGCGGACGATGACCGGACGCGCGCCCCGCTCGCTGACCCCGGCACAGAAGGCCGAGGTCGAAACCCTGGCGGCGGTACTCAACGCCGAACAGATCGCCGACTATTTCGGCATCGGGCGCACGACATTCTATTCGATGATGAAGCGCGATGAGGAAATCGAGGAACGTTATAAAAAGGGCAAGGCGCGCGCGATCGGCGCCATTGCCCAGACGCTGATCCAGAAGGCCCGCAGCGGTGACACGACGTCAATGATCTTCTACCTCAAGACGCAAGGTGGCTGGCGCGAAACGGCCCTCGTCGAGCATGACGGAAGCATAACGGCCAGCGTCGAGACCGATGCGGATGCAGCACAGCTCAATACCTTCCTGGCCAAGCTCGGGCAACGGATGCGCGCGGAAGCCGCCCGCACCCTCGACCATGACCGACCGCTGGAGCTCACCCCCGATCCGGACTTTGGCGCTGAGGAGACACCGGCGTGAGAGGCCGCAAGCCACAGCCGACCGCCATGCGCCGCGCCGCGGGCAATCCGGGCAAGCGTGGCTACAATCACGACGAGCCGGTGCCGCCGGACGGCATGCCTGCGTGCCCCGACCATCTTTCGATCATCGCCCGCGACGAGTGGGACCGGATCGCGCCGCTCCTGCATGCGATGGGCGTCCTGACCCTGGCGGATCGCGCCGTGATGGCCGCCTATTGTCAGGCCTACGGACGCTGGGTCGAGGCTGAAGAGCGGCTGCGCAACACGCCGATGTTCATCAAGACCCAGTCCGGCTACATCCAGCAGTCGCCCTGGCTCTCGATCGCCAACAAGCAGGTGGAACTGATGGGCCGGGCGATGATCGAACTGGGGCTGACCCCGGCGGCGCGATCACGCCTGGTTGCCGCGGGCTTCGAGCAGTCGCTCGAGCCGATCACCCGGATCGAACATGTGATCGTCTATCCCGAGACCGAAGAGGGAGGTGCCAAGCGGCTGCGCGACGAGGAAGAGCGCAGGCTGAAGGATGAGGCCACGCCAAACGTCCGCAGGATTTATCTCGAGGGCGATCTCTGAGCGGCCACCCGACCGGTTCGCCAAGATCGCGCTACACTTCCGGCAAAACCTGAGCGTACATGACTGCGCAACGAACGTTACGCAGGTCTGTACGGGGGGCGAAGGTGGCTGGAATTGCGGACCGGGCGGGTAAATTCGACCGAGGGGGAAAACCCGGCGCAAATTCCCCGCAGCGACTGGTGGCCTACGAGCGGGTGTCGACGGCGCGGCAAGGGCTGTCGGGGCTCGGCCTCGAGGCACAGCGCAAAGCGATCGGGGCATTCGCGGCGGCGCGGGGTGCGGAGGTGCTGGCGCGCTTCACCGAGGTGGAAAGCGGGCGCAAGGCCGACCGGCCGGAACTGGCCCGGGCGCTGCATCTGGCCAAGGTGACCGGGGCCACGCTGGTGATCGCCAGGCTGGACCGGCTCTCGCGCAATGCGGCCTTCCTGCTCGCCCTCAGGGACAGCGGGGTGAAGTTCCTGGCCTGCGACATGCCGCAGGCCAATGACCTGACGGTGGGCATCATGGCGCTGGTGGCGGAAGCCGAGCGCGAGGCGATCTCGCGGCGGACGAAGGAGGCCCTTGCGGCGGCCCGCTCGCGCGGGGTGCGGCTCGGCAATCCGAACGGCGCCGCCAGCCTGCGGCGGGCCGGCAAGGGCGGAGCCGCCCTGCGCGCCACCGTCACCGCCAATGCCGAGGGCTTTGCCCGCGACCTCGCCCCCGTCATCGCGGATATCCGCGCCGGCGGCGCAACCTCGCTCCGGGCCATCGCCGCAGAACTCTCCGCAAGAGGCATCAGGACACGGCGCGGCGGGAAATGGCAGGTGTCCAACGTCAAGGCCGTGCTGGAAAGGATCGCAGCGCTGGAAAGCCGGTAGGGTGCAGTTCAGTGCAAGCGGAACAATCTAACGCAGTCGAACATATGTGTCCGTCGTCAGAACATTTGGCGCAGATTGGGGTGTAGATTAGCGGAGTGCGGGCGTCGTCTGTGGATTGATGTCAGGCGACGATCTTGCGGTGCTGCAAGCGCCGATGTTCGATGGTCTGTCGCTTGATCCTTTCGCGCTGTTTGATGATGGCCGGAGCCCTGCCGAAGTAGGCAACGGCGGGCGTCACATTGTTCAGGCTCTCGTGATAACGCTGGTGATTATAGTGCTCGACGAAGGCCTCGATCCGGGCCTCGAGGTCGCCGGGCAGGAAGTAGCTTTCCAGCAGGATGCGGTTCTTCAGGGTCTGGTGCCAGCGCTCGATCTTGCCCTGGGTCTCCCGAAAGCCTCGCGCCCTTCATCGACGGGTTTCTTGCGCTGCTGA